ATGATTTCCGGCGTTCTAAGGGCCTTCTCGATTTCTTGCAGCGTTAATAGCTTGCTCGCTAGCGAAGCGGATAACGAGGCGTCTTCGATCGCGCGGCCCGGGAGAGAGCCCACAGCGGCTATAGCGTGGATGGTACCTAGACCGTACGGCATCAGCTCACCCGCCGACCTGAGGGCCCGGGCCACTCAGTACGCATACCGTCCAAGGTGTCTTCTACGAGCCCGTCATCGTCGGTGTCTACCGGTAGCCGGATCCTCTTCAGGAGGTCCTCATAGGCGCTCCACGCCGTCTCAGCCGCGTGGGCCGCACTCGACCCCGTAGTAGTGGCCCGGACCTCATGTATATAGGCCAGGCAGACCGCTAGATACGCGTCACGGGCTACTGATAGGGGTAGTATCTGATCGAGCCGATGCCCTACGATCGGGGCCAGATCCGAGATCAAGCGGTACCACCCCTGAGACATCTGCTCTGCCCACGACGTTTTGCCGGTCGGGTAGTCGGTGAGGGTCGGGTTGCGCTCGAGCAGCCCCGCGTGTGTCACCGGTGGCCAGGGCCGAACCGCACACACGATCGCGGATTGCCGGATCTTCGGGATAGCCCCGCCGCTATACGTCAGGGACCACGCTAGCGAATAGCCCGATCCATAGGCGTTCCCGGCCCCCACTGTTGGGCTGAGGTACGCCTTGCCGCCGGTCACTGATACCGACGTAGTCCCGAGCGATGCACCGGCCGGATCGAAAATCTCGACAGTCCCACCCGTGATCGCCGTCGTGGCAAAATCGGCTTCTACCCTCATCTCTAGATAGGTAGCGGTCGCCCGTTCGAGGTAGGCCGGAGCGTTGCCGGTATGACTCCAGATCGTCATTCGACATACCCCGAATCGAACGGCCGGAGCGCAGGAAAGGTCACGGTCACAGTCGGCAACCGGTCGCCCTCACCGCCATACATACGGATCAACGCCTCCAATGACTCACGCCGGCCGGCATCGGACACCGAACCGCGGTCATTGCTGTAGGTCCCGCCGTGCCGTCCGAGGTTGGCCAACCACACACGGGCCGCGGCTACCGTGGCCCCATCTAGCGAGCCCTCATCCGATAGTACCCCGTCTAACTCCTCATCCGCGAAGTAGAACGGGGGCCGGCTATCACTCAGCCGGAACCGGAGCCGATCCCGATCAGTGCTGAGCGTGGGGCTATACGTGTAGGTCGCCACCGGCTACCCCCGCTTAGACGCCCTACGGCGCTTGGTGGACTTTGCCGGGGCCGCCGGGGCCACGGGGGCCGGGGCTGGCTTCGGGGGCGCCACGGGCGCCAGGGCCACTCTCAGAGCGCCCATCTCTTCGAGGAGAGCCCGTCCAACGATCAGGGCCAGGCGCAGATACTCAGCGACTGGGAGCAGCCGCCCCCCGTCGCAAGCCCAATCCAGCTGTGATCGTTGGTCCGCGTTCATCAGCTCGCCGCCTTATTTGCGCAGTACCAGGTGCGTACGTTGTCGGGTGTCGCGCCGAAGTAGTAGGCAGACGTCACGAGAAAGCTCTGACTCGCCGCGTTGTATTCGGTCTCAAAGCCCGGGGCACCGGAATCGTACATCCGAAGCCCGCGCCTCGAGTGACCGACCCACCACGCATCCGCATCGTCAGTTAGGAACGGATTTACCACCAAACGAAGCTTACCGCGAACGGGGTTGATGTCGTTGTTTGCACCACCCGGGAGCAGTTCCGACTCGAGGATCCGGCGCGCAGTGCCCTCCATAGCCCGCCCCACGACGAGGATATCAGGGTCGTTTCGGACCTGGATCCCTCGCTCATTGATCGCGTTTGTGGTCGTGATCGTCGTGAGCACAGTATCGAGATTCGTAGCGTTCAACGCCAGCGATGCCGTGTGGTTGCTGAAAGTCGTAGTCGACGCGCTCAGCGTGTGGGCCGTGTCGAAGAAGGGCAAGCCATCATAGACGAAACCGCGGTTTGCATCAGTGTTTCCGACGTAGGTATTGTCAAAGTACTGCGCAGAACCCGCCGTCAGGGTCCCCTTTTGGAGAATGCCCGCTAGAAACTCGTCTTTCTCGACCGTCGCATTTTCGCCACAAGCCGCGGCGAAAGGTTCGATCAGGTTCCGGATTGCACTCTCAGGGTTCGAAACCGTGAGGATTTCACGCGGGATGCTGAGCGCCTTGCCGTACTTCCCAATCCCACACTGGACGGTATAGCCCTCACCCATGTTGCCGTGAGGAATGTCTGCACCAATCTTGGTTTTTTGGTGGCGATCGGTCCCGATCACATGCGTGAACCGATGCCCCTGGTATGGGGCGTCAATGCCCGAGACGACGTCGGGGATGACGGTGCCAAGCATGGGGTAGATCGGTGAGACACGCTCATAGCTTTCAGCCATGACGGGGATCGCAAATCGTCGAACGAGGTTCGGGACCTCGGATGCGGAAATACTAGGCATTATGCAACCCCTGGATACTTGGAGGTGGTCTTGAAGGTCACATGGACCGTATTCGCGACGGTATCGACTCCGACGCACACGACGACATCATCAGCCGACGCATCGATATTAATCGAGCGGGCCCCGCCCACGTCCATGGTGGTACCACGGATCGCCTCGGTCACGCTCCCAGTATCCGCCGGGTATTCGTAGACGGTCGACTCTGAAATATCGACGAGGATCGAAGCGTCACCGTCTGCGCTCGGGCTGGCACAGCTCTCCATCGCAACCCCGGCGAGAATATTTTCGCCGGCTGCGGCTTGCTGGACGTAGCCAGCCGTACCCCAACCGAGCAAATCACCCGCCGTAATGTCGGCGGTGGACGAATCCACCGGCATATCGATAGGCAGTCGGTCCCCGAAGCGGTGCCCGTAAGAATCAAGGGCCATTAATCAGCCTCCGAAGCGCTTTTTTCGGCGCTTGTACGCATTGTGAATCTTCGTAGCTTCGGCGGGATCGGTGATCCCGTACCGCGCGCCGAATTCGAGGACCTCCGCCGACGCCGCCGGGGCCGGGGCCCCAGTGCGCGACACGGTCCCCGTAGGTCCCCGGAAACGCTCAGCGTGCGTCTCCAGGCGGTCTAGGTAGGCGTCTAGCTTGCCGCCCGTCATACCATCAGGGATCAGGCTAGCGAGCGCCTCAGGTAGGCCCTTGACGCGCCGGTCGTTGCGAGCGTCTACCGCAGCCCGATAGGCCGCGTTCTCGGCCTCGAGGGTAGCGAGCCGGGCCGATCCCTCTTCATAGAGTCGCTGATATTCGCCCTGGTCCTCAGCCCTCTTCAGCTCAGCCGCGGCGTCGGCTTCGTCGCGAGCCGTCAGAAGCCCCTGTAGACGCTCCACCTCAGCCGACAAATCGGGAGCCGGCGCGGCTTCGGGTTGGGGCTCGGGGGCCGGGGTCGCGTCATCCATAAGAGATCGCCTCTTGACAGGTTGTCATAACGACAAAACCGTAACAGACAACGTGTCAACGTGCAAGACAAGGTGTCAATACGTTATGTTTGCCGCGTGACAAATTGTCAGAGGATCCCTAATGCCGGACTACCGCCTTACCCCCGACCGTCTGCAGGCTATGATGGCCAACGGCCTATCACCTCGCCGGTACCCCGAGACTCGGCAAGAGTGGCTAGATCTGTACCAGCGACGTCACGAGGCGTACTATGGCGAGCCCTATTCAGTGGACGACATGAAGACACTCCACCTTTTCCGGGCCCTGGACGATGATGGGGGCGTATTGGCCGAAACGCGACGTTTGACGCGCGATGTCCAATACGTGGCAGATACTCACGTGGACGCCATTTTGGCCGAAGGGCTCACCCTCACCCGAGCCCCCAACGGTGACGCGTCCGATCTGGCCAATGCTGAGGCTATCTGGGATCGCTCGGGACTTGATCAGCACCTCGAACGGTACGTGCGAGACGCCGCCGTATTGGGCGATCTGCACTTCGAAGCTATTCTATCCTCCGACGGCACGGGGGCCCGAGTAGTGGCCTACGACCCCCAACACACTGAGCTGACCTATGATTCGGAAACTGGTACCCGACTCAAGCGAGCGATCGTCACCGTCCCCTACTTCGAACCACCTAAGGTCGACAGTCACGGCAACATCACCGAGGCACACGAAATCATGAGGATCTACCGACGAGTCATCAGCCCCGGCCGGATCGACGTCTACCGCGATAGCGTCCACATGGCCGCCGAATCGGGGGCCAACGCGCTGCAGGTACCTACGGCGGTACACAGCCCGTATATACCCTACAGGATCCCCGAATACGGCCTCAGCGCCGCTCACAAGCTCGATGACGCACTGAGCCTCATTGACTCGATGCTCACGCAGATCCACGCCATCGGTACCCGCCACGGCAATCCACTGATGCAGTCCGCCGGGGGCAACGTGCCGAGCGGATCTGAACTCAACAAATTAGGGCGGGTAATCAACGGCCCGCCCGGGTGGTCTATGTCCTACGTTGAGCCCACATTCCAGGGTATATCTACCCTTTTGAGCGCGATCCAGACTCAGCGCGAAACCCTGCGCGAGACCATGCCTGAGTTTTTGTTCACCGAATCCGGGGCGAATTCGTCAGGTTCGGCCTTGAATTTTCGGGCAACCCAATTTGTTTCGAAAATGAAGAAGATCAGAAGCCGAGTCTACCGGGCCCTAGCCGAGGCCATTCAGATCGGAATTGCGCTCGAACGGGGCGGACCGATGCGGGCCGGTACTATTGCTGTGGAGGGGGGCGACATCTTGCCCGCCAACGTGATCGCCATGCTCGAAGAACTACGGATCGCCCACGGTATCCAGCCGATCAAGCCGTCCGACGTCGTGAGAGTCTACCAGCGAGCCGGGATCGTCCGGACCGATGAGGACCCCGAAACCTACGCCGCCGAAACGGCCCCAGCCGCCCCAGCCGCCGAAACGGCCCCAACCCCCCAAGCCGCCCCACAGCCCCCTGACGACGTCCCACCACCGACCCCGGGCCTTGACGCCGAATGAGCCTTGCCGCCCTACTCGACCCCGCTCAGACGTCCCAGCAGGCATTCTTCGAGCGCTTGCAGGTCTGGCCCGCCGAATGCGTGGCCGATGGTCTGCACCTCAGGTGTCGTGACGATCTGGGCCTCTTCATGGCGGCTTATCTAGACTACGTCATTACTCACCCATTTTCGGCGATGCATCGGGATTTCTTCCAGAGACATAAACCCGCATGGACCGATAGAACCGCCAAGATCCTCAGCGCCGACGCGGCCCCCCGGGGGTTCGCGAAGTCCACGGTTAATTCGTTTGCATCCGTGGTGCATGACGTAGTCTACGGGATAGAGGCGTTTATACCTATTATTTCGACCACTGCTCAGCTTGCCGATAAGCTGGTCGAGGACCTCTACCAGGTATTCACCTCACCCGAGAGCTACCCGGCCCTACATAGCGACTTCGGGCCGTTCAAGGTCAAGGGCTCGAAAACGGACTTTGTAACCTTTGTTCCGGGGTTGGATCCCCGTGGTTGCCGGATCGGATCCTACAGCTTTTCGGGGACCATCCGAGGAGAGAAGCACCGGGGTACGCGGCCAACACGGATCATCATCGACGACGGGGAACACCCCGAACGCGTGCGAACCCACGGGCAACGCCTAAAGACGTGGACGTTCTTGACCAAGGACATCCTCCCCGCCGGCGCCCACTATACCCGCGTCGACGTCGTAGGGACCCACCTACACCCTGAGGGCATGCTTCCGACGATTTGCCGGTCCCCGGGGTGGCACTCGAAGATCTGGAAGGCCGTCATCACCTGGCCAGATCGTCAAGACCTCTGGGACGAGTGTCGCCGGCTATGGTCCGACCTGCACGACGCCGCCCGTGATGTCAACGCCCGGCGATTCTACGAGCGGCACCGGGTAGCCATGGACCGCGGCGCTGAGGTGCTGTGGCCCGAATACCGGCCTTTGTACTACCTAATGACGGAACTTTGGACGCTAGGCTCAGCGGCGTTCTCCTCGGAGTATCAGAACGAGACGACCGACCCCTCTCAGCTGATCTTCGACCCCGATCGCTTCGCCCGATTCGAGTGGCTCGGGGATAGCCTGGTACCTATCGACTCGAAGGGGCGGCGGACTACCGACCCGATACCCCTCTCGAGTTGCCGGATCGCCGTCTGGCTCGATCCCGCACGATCTGCAGCTAGACACTCAGACTACTCGTGTATCGCCACAGTTGCCGAGGACCCAACCGGGATCCGCTATTTGTTGGGGTGCGACCTATACAGGCTCCCGCCAGACCAGCAGCGGCAGAAAATGTGGGACAAGTACGACCGGTACCCTCAGGCTGTCTTCGGATACGAAAACAACCGTGTAAGGCAGCTTTTCGGGGATCAGGGATTCCTGAGGGAGATGAACGAGCGGAAAAGTCGAGGTCTGTCCTACAAAATGAAGGTAGTCGGCTACCACTCGCAGTCGAAAAAAGAAGAGCGGATCGCGGACCTGCAGCCCCACACGATCAACGGCTGGCTCAGGGTGGGCGAAATCGACGACGAGACCCGAAAGCAGTTCAGGGATTTCCCGGGCGGCGAAAATGACGACGCCCCCGACGCGGTCGAAAGGGCGTGTTGGTTGCTCGGGGCCGGGGTTATTCCGACGGTGACTCGAGGCACCCCCTGGTGATGGTCCACTCGTC